TTCCAAAGCCTTGGCCAAAGCTTTGGCCAAAGCCTTGGCCAAAGCCCAAGGAGCCTCCAAAAAGGGACTGGTTAGAAATGCCGGGATAGCCCCCGCCATAACCACCGCCATAACCACCGCCAAATATGTTATACATGATTAAGCGCTTGTGAACCGTGAGCCGCGGAGGGCGGCACCCATGCCACGCTTCTTGCCAGTAGTGACCTTGCCCATCGCAGTGTTGGGGGTCTTTTCTTCCTTTGCCATGGCATAAGGGATAGAGCCCTGACCGTCAATAACAGCCTTGGCTACTGGCTTTGGTGGGTTTTTTCCGGGGGCACCACAACATCGTACTTTCATATCATCTATTCCTATCGAAGCGTTGCTTCATCAGTTCACGTTCAAGGGCCGCGTCAATACGCGCTTGAGTTTGCCGCTCTTGGCTGGCAAGGCGCTGCTGGAACTCCGTCGCCTTGTTCTGCATCCGTTGCTGGTCAAGAGCCAGTTCTTGCTGGTCCATCTGAGCATCCATTTGTTGCTTCTGAGCATCCAACTGCAACTCCTGTTGTTTCAATTGTACCAGAGGATCAGGCTGTTGCTGACCGGCACCCGATACTTGTGCAGTCAATTGCTTCAGATTCTGGAACTCTTGAGCATTCAGGCGGGCTACCATGGACTCTAATTCTAGCTCCATGTCCGGCGTCAAAGCCTGACCACCCGTCTGTTGCATCAACATCGCGGTGGCCATCTCCTGCGACTTGATCTTTACATGCTCCATAATATGCTTCTGTAGCGAAACAGCCGATTGCGGCATTCCTTGAAGCATGGGCGACGTGCCAAACGTCAAATGCGCAAGTATGTGCGCGTCATGATCCTGCCCTTCGAACGCTTTCAACTGCACGTTATCCAGAGAATCAATGTTCTCCTGTGCAGGGTCCTTGGGAATCGGATCGTCGGACGAGGGCGCTATCAACACTTTATCAATGTCGCTTATCCCCAGTGCCTCGTACATGCGACGGTAAGCCTCGTGCAGGTCGTGCATCTGCGGTGCCTGCATGGCCATTTCAAGCTGAGATTGCGCCAAAGCAATCCGCTGAGCCTGTGAAAATACGTTCGGGTTGGATACAGGAACAACGTCCACACGGTCGTCAAAATCCTGCGCCATGATAGTACGGTCACCGCCCTCTACCGCAAACGGGTACTCCTGCGGCAGATACTCCGACATGACACGCGCCAGAAGCTTAAACTCTTGGCGCATGCTGTAATGCAGTCGCTTGTGGACAGCACTCATGACCCGTGAGCCTTGTTCCAAGAGCGCAACAGTCGTGCCTACCGGTGCCTGTTGATTGCCGTCACCGACCTTCATGTCCGTTATCGTGGCGAAACGACGACCCGCATCTACCACAAAGCCTAGCAACTGGAACAACGTGCCGTCAGGCCCCTTGAAGGGCAACGGCATTAGAGAATCTCTAATGGCACCTCCGGGGGCGTCAACGTCTCTGAATTCTCCCGGTTGCAAGGGCTCCTCATCATCTCTAACTCGGAGACCGCGAGCTTTAAATCCAGCAGGAAGATTAGAAAGAGTGCCAGCGTCAATAAGCTGACGAAGGGCAGCAGTCGCGGTTCTTGAGAGGCCCCCAATCGTGTGAATAAGTCCGAGCCCATAAAAACCAAACCCCGGCAAAAACTTGTAGTGAACAAAATACTGAATTTTTAGCTTCAGTTCGTCTTCTTCACGGTAGTTACGACGAACGGACAAAATCTGCCCGTTGTCTTCGCTAATGGTCACCACATAAGGCACCTTAATGCCCGTCGGCTCACCATCTTCCCCCATGTCCTCAAAGCCCGGTAGGTCAAGCTCTACATGGCATTCCAATAGCGTGCAATCATAATCAATGTTGCTGTGCTCCATGCCGCCAATCTTGTCTAGCTCATCCGTCACCTCGTTAGAATTAGGCAAGCTAGGCAACACAGAAACATCACGATAAAAACCCATGACCTGACGCTTTCGCAAATCATTCAAGGGCATCTTCAAAACTTGCGTAATGTTCGGGCAAGAATCCAAATCACTCGCGCCATACGGCACGACAATGTCCTCCGCAGGGACAAACTTGCTCACCGCACGGTCAATGGTCTCGTCGTAATACACCTTCTTGAACGTAGAACCCGCCAGCGGCAAATAAAACAACATCTGGTCAAATTCAGGCGTGTAATCCTCCATCACATCCGTGATGTAGTAATTCATGAACTCCTTAACACGCATGGCCTGCGCTTCACGGTCCTTGGTCTTCTCCCCAATAACCGTCGTGCGAACAGGCCCAGAAGGGGGTAGCAACTCATTGAATGCCTGCGCTTGAAACTGCGTGGCCGCCTCCGCCATCAAAGGATGCGTAACACCCGTGGCACCGCGGAACGGCATTGTGCGGTCTTCGTAGGTGTAGCCCAGAAGCTCCAAACCCTTAGAATACGCGTCTTCCCACTCCGAACGAGACGCCTTATTGGCCTCAAACTCACCTAAAAGCTCTGAAGCCAGAGCGCCGAGTTCACGGTCGTCCAAATCCTCCGCAAGGTTTCGGTAAAAATCACCCTCATCGACCCCAAGCATCGCCATAGGGTCAAAGTCCACAATAACACCGCCATCGTCAGACTCCTCAATCTCAATCCCTTCTGGAAGAAGCGCGTTGCCCTCAAACGTGCCCGGGGCCGCTAGCTCTATGTCTAACTCCATGTCCTCTTCAGTAACTTCCGGCATCATTGCCGTGCTGTCCATCAGCGAGGAAAGAATCGCTTTATCGTCACCGTTAGCCATCAGGCTCTCCTACTTGTGTATGGGGCAAACGCGCCCATGCCGCGTCTTATAACTGGGGTATTGAACATCGCATTGGCCCGCGGCACAAGGGCCGAGACGCCTCCGCCATTGGCGTAGTTTCTGACAGCCGCTTCTCTCAGCCGCTGTTGCTCTAACGCTTCTAAAAACGCTGGCTCCGTTTCAGAAACCTGTCCACCCCCCGCATAACCCCGCATCTCATAGCTCTCCTGCGGCGTCATAAACGTGGCTTCCTTGTTTTCAATCATCTGACCAATGATACGCTCCGCCTCTTCCCGAGTCTTAGCAGGAATCTGCATACCAAGCTCGTTATTGCGAAGATCCATCTCCTTGCCAGCAAACTTGCCACCAAGAACCTCTCGGATGTAATCCGTGTCTAAATACTCTCTGGCCTGAATGGCTTTCTTCGCCGTAGCAGGACTCTCCGCATTCGCCGCTAACCAACCCAACGCCAAATGACGCGCCGCATCACCACGACCGTCTAACTCTTCTTTGGTGCCGTACTTCTTGCCCAGACTAGACGCCCAGTCAAGGTCCGAAGCCTTAATGCCTACAAGCTTAGAGACAAACGCCTCAATGCCGGGACGGTTGTACTGCATCAGCGACGAGCCATCGGCATGATACCCTGTTGCATCGTGGGCATTGGCCCTTGGCCCGTGGGTTGTGATTGCATGGCCTTCAACGTCCGACGAAGGGCCGCGGCCCGTCGCTCTTGGCTCACGGCTTCTGGGGATTGGTATTGCATCAAAAACGACTCAATGCCTTGGCCCGTTACAGGAAAATCCTGCATGGTCGAAACAATTCCGCCTTCCGCAAACCCAAATTTTTCCTTTTCTTGGCCAGAAGGGGTTTCCGTCTGATCGGGGGCTGAAGGAGCGCTCTGAGGGCCAAAACCAAGTAACCCTTGGCCGGGAAAAGCGTTCGGGTTATACCCCTCCTCAAAGGCAAAGTCATAACCGCCTTCAAACCCTGAAGACCACTTTACGTTAGTATCCGCATAAGGATTTGGCTGTCCAGAACTTCCTTTATTTCTTTGCCAGTTTGTAAAATTAATGCGTCGTACTCTTTCCGCTTCTACTGCCTCTTTTTGTTCCGGCGACATTTTCATGTACGCATAAGAACCGGGAGAGGGCAGTGTTCTCAAATAGTCAGGCTTTTGGTTTTCTAAGCCGCCGATTCCTTTTAATGCTCCATAAAGCGCTTCTCTCATATCAAAACCTTCCGGGAACGTAGGAGTGTCCGTTCCCGTAGAAGTGTCATCTCCCGTAGAAGTGTCATCTCCCGTAGAAGTGTCATCTCCCGT